GAATAGTTACGAGTTATCACGAAAATGGTTCGACTGGTGCTTCGAGAATCCTGAGAAGATAAAACCAAACCACACGGCTCTATATTTCTTTGCGGTTGAACATTGTAACCGATTAGGCTGGAAGCAAAAGTTTGGAATGCCGACCACGATGGCAATGGAAGCTATCGGAATCAAGTCTTACAATACATACATCAACACTTTAAACGACCTTGTGGAATGGGGCTTTATTTCAATGGTTCAAAGGTCAAAGAATCAATACTCTGCTAACATAGTTGCTCTATCAAATTTTGATAAAGCACTTGACAAAGCACTTGATAAAGCATTGATAAAGCACGGGATAAAGCAAAGTGAAAGCACTTGTAGTATAGATAAACAAGAAACAAGTAAACAAACAAACAAGGAACAAGCACCACCACCGTTAGAAGAAGTTATTTTGTACTTTGACGAAAATGGATACACCAAAGACTCAGCGACTAAGATGTTTGAATACTACGAAGAAAGTAGAAAACCACGCGGCAGAGTTTGGAAGGACGGGCGAGGCAACACGGTCAAGAACTGGAAACAAAAGGCTCGGAGCGTTTGGTTTAAAACCGACAACCTGAAGAGTAACCAAGAATTTGACTTTAAAAACTTTGACAACGTGATATACCCATGATACAAGACTATTTAAACCACCTGAACAACGGCTCAACAGTTTATAAACTAAAGCCATACGGTGAAGAAAAATTCAACGGTGCAAGATTAGCTTTTATTGAATGTTGTAAGTCCATTGTTTTGAACTGGAGAGACGTAAGCCCGGCAACTACTGACCAGCTTGTTAGGTATTGCGTTCAATCCGACAAGTTTAAAGGCGACCTTTCCAAAGGCATTATTCTAATGGGAAATACTGGAGTAGGTAAAACGGTTTACTTAAAAGCACTTAGCTTAATGATGGGATATACTAACAAGTTTAAGTTTAACATCTTTACGGGTTTTGAAATGGAACGACTTTACCAACTAGACTCGAACCACTCAGACGTTTACCCGTTAGACTCAGCGCTTCAGAGTAAGATGTTCGGAATTGACGACTTAGGAGAAGAACATTCTTCCATAAAGAGATACGGTACTGAGATAAACGTAGGCATTGATACGCTTACACAACGCCATCAGCTTTATACAAACAAAGGCTACCTAACTTTTGCCACGAGTAACTTAAACGCTGAAATGATGGCGAAGAAATACGGCAAGAGAATCGAAAGCCGAATGCACGAAATGTTTAATATAATTGGAGTAACTGGTAACGACCTAAGAAAATGAAAAAAGAAAATAAACAATATCCAAGTCCAATGGCTAAAGCCGATAGCCTTTATGATATTTGGGGATTACTTGGAGCGCAAACTGAATCGTTTGAAGGCATTACATTTAATTTACCACCGGGTAAGGAATACTGGGAGGAGGTTAAAAGACACTTAAAATTCTTTGATAAATGAAAACATACGAAATACTTACGGCTACATTCAGCAAACTAATCAAAGCAATGGACAAGGACTCGGCTAAAATTGCCTTCGAGCAGATGTTTAAAGATGCTGAGATAATTCAAATTAAGGAATACGAATTTATGGGTGAGCGTGACGACTAATTTAAAAATACTATCTTGGTCGCGTGAGAGACAAAGCGGTAATTGATTTAATAGGGGACGAAGAACTCAGGGAACTGGCTAATAAAATTTGCTCAGTCCCGGACGACCTTATCCAAGAAGTCGCACTTGTTCTAATGGAACTGTCCGAAGAGAAGTGGCAACAGATAAACGATGGCGGCTATCTTCGTTACTACGTTGTAAGAACGATGCTTAATATGGCGACCAGTCCGCGCTCCAGCTTCTCAAAACTTTACAACCTACACAATTACGAGCAAATAGATTACGACCGAGAAGAATATGACGAAGAAAAAGAGTCGGATATTCAAATGCTGGAGATGCTTATGGAAGAGTTGTATTGGTATGACCGTAAGATTTTAGAAATGTGGCTGGACGAAGGTTCTTACAGAAAGGTATCGGCAAAGGTCGGCATACCTTTCAAGTCGATAGGGAACTCAGTTAAAAGAGCGTTAGAAACACTTAAAAAGAACTATTATGGAATACATTTGGAACGCCTTGTCAGGGGCAACATTGGCTTACATTTGGATAGAGGTTATAGGGATAGACATTCTAATCAAGAAATGGATGAACATTCACGAACTCACTCGGATTAAACCGTTTGATTGTCGGTTATGTTTGTCGTTTTGGTTTGGCGTTATGTTTGGAGCGGTTGACCCGTTAACGGCTTTTCAGACTGGTTTACTGGCGGTGCTTGTTGAGCGGCTAATGTATCGGCTTGAGATATGAGTAAGATAGTAAAACTAAACGGACACAAGCTAAAGGCTGAGAAGGTAGCAAAGAAGATTGAATCAATAGTGAGGTCAATTGAACGACTGGAAAAAATAAAGAGATGCTCATAACATTGATACTTTTAATTGTGATTACTTACCCAGTATTCCGTTACGTTAAAGAAAAAAAATAATGCACAAAAAAGACGTTTTGCTATTTATAAAAGAGAGGATAGAAGCACTCAGTAAAATGAAGGCTTCACAATTCGCTGGAAGAATAACGCGAGAAGAACAAGCATTATACCAAGAGGCTTGGTCTTACATCGACCCGAAGGCGAAGGTTTGCTTCAGTTGCGGAAGGAGTCCGCAGATTATGAGCGTTGCTTTGCTGAACTATTACGAAGCTAACAAACCAAAGAGACGGAAGAAGAAATGAAACAGAACGAGCAGCACGAGAACTACGGGCTTTACATAACCCAAAACACTTACACGATGGACTTCTATTGCTTTAGTAGAGACGTAGCAGATTTGTATTGGAGCGGAGAGCCTTGCAAGAAAGCATCGGGCAAGACATCTCAAGAAGCACTTTCAAATTATAAGAATGGAGTTTATAGCAATAAGTAAAGTTATACCCAACTCGGACAATCCGAGATACATTAAAGAGGAGAAGTTCAAGAAGCTAGTTCAGAGCCTGAAGGACTTCCCCGAAATGGCTAACGCTCGTCCGATTGTGGTTAACAAAGAAATGGTTGCGCTTGGTGGTAATATGCGTTTAAAAGCAATGCAAGAAGCTGGTTGGACTGAAGTCCCGGTTAAGGTTGTGGACTGGAGCGAAGAGAAACAACGGGAGTTTATAATTAAAGATAACGTAGGATTCGGGGACTGGGATTGGGACGAGTTGGCGAACACTTGGGATGCTGAAGAGTTAAACGATTGGGGGCTAGATACGTGGCAACCCGAAGAGGAGACAGAAGAAGAGCCGAAGGCAACCAAAGAAAAGGAGACTTGTCCGTATTGCGGCAAATAGCAACGAATTAACTACCAATGGCAAACTCTAACGCAACACCACCAGACGGGGGTTTTAAAGACCACCCTGAGCGAATCAATAAGAAAGGCGCACCCAAGAAGATAGAGTCTTTACTAAAGGAACACTTCTTAGAGGAGCACAACCTTAAACTATCCAAGTCTCAGACTCAGGACATCATAAAGAATATCTTAGGCAAAACACGCAGTCAACTGATTGAATTGTCTAAAAATGACGAACTACCGTTTTGGATTGCTCTGATAGCGAACAAGGCACAACGAGACTTTAAGAAGGGTTCGATTCATATCTTAGACGTTTTGTTTGACCGGGTTTATGGTAAGCCAAAAGAGGAGGTTGAGCAAACCGTGAACGGTGGCAAGCCTGAGAAGATAGAAGTAGTAATCCGTAGACCGAATGAAAATTGAGGGAACTGGAGTATTTGAAGACCTATGGAAAGCGATTAATGATAAATCCATTCGGGGAATTGTGTTGGAGGGTGGAAGCCGCTCCAGTAAAACGTGGTCAATCTGCCAAGCACTCCTCTTACTTGGTACGCAAGAGCCGAAGAGGTTCGCGATTGCAAGGTGGCGAAGGACGTGGATTAAGCCGACAGTCCTCGACACGTTTAAGAAGGTCTTTGCAAGTGTTGAAAGCTGGAACGAGGAAGCGTTTAACAAGAGTGAATTAACTTACCAGCATTACGGTTCTTCCTTTGAGTTCTACGGCTTGGACTCACCGCAGAAGCTACACGGTATCGAAACCGATTTCTTTTGGCTTAATGAAGCAATTGAAACAAGCAAGGACGACTTTGACCAACTGGAGCAAAGATGTAAGGGCAAATGGATTCTAGACTATAATCCAAGTACGGACGAACATTGGATTTATGATAATGTTCTGAAGCGTGACGATGTTGTTTTGATTCATTCCACAATGTTGGACAATACCTTCTTAGACCAGCATATAAGAGACAAGATAAACTCTTACGAGCCAACGCCTGAGAATATAGCAAGAGGTACGGCAGACGAATATAAGTACAAGGTCTACGGACTCGGTGAGAGGTCAAGAAGAGAAGGGGCGATATACGAGAACTGGCAAGAAACGAAAGAGTTTCCAACGGGTTACAAGTGGAAGGCTTACGGCTTAGACTTTGGATTCACTAACGACCCGACTGCACTCGTTGAGGTTGTATACCAAGAAGGCAAACTTTGGGTTCGGGAGTTACTTTACGAAACGGGGCTAACGAATGCAGACATTGCGAGGAGGTGTGGACTTCAGCGAAGCGATGAGATTATAGCGGACTCAGCAGAACCTAAGAGCATTGAAGAGATAAGACGAAGCGGCTTCAGGATAAGACCAGTAACCAAAGGGGCGGATTCTATTCGGTCAGGTATCGACAAGCTAAAGAGCGTTCAAATAATGGTACACCAAGACTCGGTGAATGTAATTAGAGAACTCCGTAACTACGCTTGGAAACGAGACTACAAAACCAACCAAGTAACCAACCAAGCGGAGGACGATAACAACCACGCTTTAGATGCTTTGAGATATGTGGCAATGGAGAAGCTGAAGGCGAACGCTGGGAAATATTCAATAAGATGATACAACTAATTCAAGGCGATTGCTTAATCGAAAGCGATAAAATAGAAAGTGGTAGTGTTGATTTAATATTGACAGATTTACCTTATGGAACTACTGCTTGTAGTTGGGATGAAATAATACCATTTGAACCAATGTGGGAAATGTTTTACAGATTATTAAGACCAAATGGCTTTATTGTTTTGACCGCATCACAACCCTTTACAACTAAATTAATAGCAAGTAATATTGATAATTTTAGCCATCAATGGATATGGCAGAAAGAGCAAGGAAGTAACCCGCTTTTAGCAAATAAAATGCCAATGAAAAACTTTGAAGATGTACTTGTTTTTAGTAATGAACCGACAAAACACGACACTAAAGGAGAACACTCACAAAGATTATATTTTAAGAAAGTCCTTGATTTTATTGGATTAAAGAAGAAAGAAATAATAAATAATATAGGGCAATGTGCAGACCATTGCTTTAGGGTTGATAGTACCCAGTACGGACTTTGCACAAATAAAACTTACAATAAATTAATAGAATTTTACGGCATTGATAAGATGCGGGGGTTTACAGAATGGCAAGTTTTAAACATAGAAAATAAAGAGTTTAGAGAGGAATTAATAAGAAAGTTTGACGAAAAAAACCCAAGAGTTTACAACCCACAAATGACAAAAGGTAAAGAGTACGTAAGTGGTGGAGGTTATGTAAAACATTTAGACCAATTTGTTGAGGGCGGAAATGTAAGTAATAAGAGATACCCAACAAGTACAATTGAATTTGCAACTGGTAAAAATAAAAGTGTACACCCAACACAAAAACCTACTGCATTACTTGAATACTTAATTAAAACTTATACTAATGAAGGAATGACTGTTTTTGATGCAACAATGGGTTCGGGAAGTACGGGAGTAGCCGCAAAGAATCTAAACCGTTCGTTTATCGGAATAGAGCAAGACCCGAACTATTTCAAGATAGCTGAAGAACGAATAAACAAACGCAACCTTTTTACCTTAGACACAAAATAAGCAATTCGCTATTTATTAATAGATGCTTGAACGACTGAATAAGATATGGCGAATGCAAGAGGCTTACACGGACTATCCGAAAGCCGCAAGTGATAACGCCAAAGCCGCGATAAGATGGGCTGAAAAGAACGGGTGGAAAAGTTGTGGGACTGCCGTAGGAAAGGCAAGAGCCAACCAACTAGCGAACCGTGAACCGATTAGCCTAGAAACTATTGAGCGAATGGCGGCATTTATCCGACACAAAAGGAACTCCAAAAGGAAACTTGGCGAGGGTTGCGGTCGTTTGATGTGGTTAGCTTGGGGCGGAGATGCTGGGGTGAACTGGGCAATAAGAAAAGTTAAGCAAATAAAGAATGAAGATTGAACTACCTAATAGTTGGGAAGGCGTAACGATTGAGCAGTTCCAAGCCTTGCAGAAGATACTCGCGGAAAAAGGGGACGAGTACGCAACGAACGTGGCTATCATTTCTATAATGTCAGGCGTTCCAGTTGATGAGATTGAAACCTACGCTCTAAAGACTTACGCTAAGTGTATGCACACGCTATCCTTTCTATCTGAGCAACTGCTAGGACAAGTTCAAAAGGTCGTGGAATTTGGAGGGCTTAGATACGATGTTATCACAGACGTTTACAAGTTGAACGGAGGGCAGTACATTACATTGATGCACCTAATGAAAGACCCGGACAAGGTTATCGACCACCTTAACGAGATTATGGCTGTATTCTTAGTACCGAAGAAAAAGACTTGGTACGGTTGGAAGAAACAACCTTACGACTCTGAGAAGCACAAGGAGGTAGCGGAGGCAATGCTTCAAGCACCAATGACAATTGTACAACCTTTGTCCGCTTTTTTTTTGAGCAGTTATCTAATGTCCGCAAAACATATACTGGAATCTTCGGTGCGGAAAGCGGAGAAAATCAAGAAACAAGCGGAGCGAAAGTTGAGACGTTTGAAACAAAATATGGATGGCTAAACGTGGTTAACAACTTATCTAATAACGATGCGACTAAGTGGGGTTATTTCTTCGCACTTCCTTTACGGGAGTTCTTGAACCTTATTAGTTTCCAAAAGGCGAAGCAGTCTCACGAATACCACCAACAGAAGCAGAATGGCATTCGATAAATTAGTTGATGCTCTTAACAAAATGCGAGGGCAGTACGTCAAAGAACTGACGGACTCGCTAACTAAAAAGAACCTTATTTCTTCAGGTAAGTTAGGTGAGTCTTTGAAGATTAACGTACAACCAAAGGTTAAAGTATTCGGTCAAGTCTACCGTATGCAGATTAATATGGCGGACTACGGAGAGAACGTAGACAAGGGAAGGAAACCCGGTAAAGGTTTGCCAGTCGGAGTAATAGAGGGTTGGCTTAGATACCCTAACACCTTACAGAAGATAACGGGGCAAGACAAGCAACTTTCAGAATACGAACGTAAGTCTTTAGCGTTTGTTATCAATAGAAGCATAAAGAAGAAAGGAATCAAGCCGAAGAACTGGATTCAACCAGCAGTTGACAAGGTAACGCCTAAGATTGCTGGAGTGGTTGAGGCGGCAATTGCTGAAGACATAGAACTAACATTCGAAGAAATCAAAAGAATTATAGAAGGATAATGGCTATTTATTTAACGCAAGAGCCTGAACAATACGGGTTAGCTTTCAACGATAACGCTTACGTTATTAAGACTACAAACTTAACTCCGACAGTACGGTTCAAGATTGACATTCTGCCCGAAACCTACCCATCAGAACCGAAGATTGGAACGGTAAGAGTTTACCCGGTGCAAGGTGAAAGCGGTTCACTTCTTCCAACCTTTGCGGTTAGTGCTTTCTTCGACCCATCAAGATTTTTGCAGTCGTATCTTGAAGGGGTTGTAGACATAGGCGCAACAAGCACGGAAGGATTCTTTTACGATAACACAAATCACAAAGAATACTACCTTAAAATAACTGAGGAGGACAAAGATGCACAAGGCGTTTACCAAGAGAACGAGTCTATCTTTACTGATATTAAAAGCGTTTGGAATGGAGTTAGAAACGAGATAGATTGGTTAGACTTTGATTATACTGATTACCAAATAGACGGCTTCTCAACGGCTCATAAGTTCCTAACTGATTCACCGAGAACGATTAAAATAGATTCATCTCAGCACTACGCTCTTTCGTTTATATTAACGGAAAGGTTTAGTGCTTACAGTTATGCCATAAAAGCGTATTCGGGTTACAACGCTTCAGGTTCTCTTTTAAACTCAGCTTTAGTAACTAACGACCTATCAACAGACCCGACTTGGGACAAGAAGTACTTCCGTATTCCAGTAGGAACGCTTGACATTGTAACGCTTGATGCGGCTAATATGTTACCACTTGCTCCGACCGTATCAATAACACCTTCGACTATTCTAGTAGGTGCTGCTAGTTACACTATTCAGTTAAGGGACAACACGAACGCATTGACGAGCGAGAAGTTCACTTTCAATATAGAACAAGAATGCTCAAAGTACGCTCCAGTCCGGGTAGCGTGGCTCAACCGTTTAGGTGGTTTTGATTCGCACAACTTTAACATGAAGTCGATAGAGAAGATAGACGTAAAAAAGGACAAGTACGACCAGCAAACTAACACGCTTGGAATTAATTCTTACGACTATCAAAAGAAGTCAAGGGGAACGACTACTTACAACGTGGAACTAATGGAGAAGGTTACAATCAACTCCAACTACCTAACTGAAGAGGAAAGCGAATGGATGGAGGACTTAGTTACTTCGCCAAATATCTACATTGAAAACGATAGTAACGAGTTTATAGCGGCTAATCTAAACCAACGGAACATCGTTAAAAAGACAAGCCTAAACGATAAGCTAATGCAGTACACTTTCGAGTTAAGTTACGCAATTAAAAACAGAAGACAACGTGGTTGAGGTTAGGATTGAGGGCAAAAGGTTAGATGTATTTGAGGGTTTCGACTTCTCATTCAATTACGGGGTTGCTGACATTCGCAACCCGGAGAAGAGAAGCACCGAATACTCCAAGACAATCAAGTGCCCAGCAACAAAGTCTAACGATGCGCTATTCGGACACATTTATGATGTTAACATAAGCAATAACTACGATGCTAACACTTCTAACATTGATGTCAATTTTAACCCTAATAAGAAAGCGGAAGCAAGAGTAATTGCGGACGGTGTGGAGGTAATGGCTGGAGTTGTTCAGCTAAGAAAGATAATCCAAAAGGGACACGCCTACACTTACGAGGTGGTGTTTATTGGTAAGTTACTCAACATCTTCTCGGTGCTTGGGGACAAAGAACTAAATGGCTTAGACGATAACGGATTTCCTTATATTGACTTTAGCGACCTAGACCACAATTGGGATTTTGGAAGAGTAACTTCCAGTTGGAATAACACGTCAGGATATGTTTATCCGATGCTTGATTATGGAGTAAACGAACCGTTCACTGTTCAAGGTATTAATGCGTGGAGACTAGAACAATTTAGACCAGCTTTGTTTTTATACGAGATACTGGATAGGGTATTTAGCTTCTCTGAATTTTCTTACAGTAGTTCATTCTTAACCTCCGCATTCTTTAAGAAGTTAATTATTCCGTGGACAAACGAGGGTTTTGTTGTTAGTGACTCCGAGATAGCCCGAAGAGAAACATCTGCAAGTGTTCAAACTACAATAGATGCCAACTCCGAGTTCTACCCAAATTACCCAGTATTCGGTAACTATCAGGACTCATGGAGGGTTGAGTTTTCCCAACTGGTTGACCCGTTTAACAATTGGTCTAATGTCAATGATGAATATACAGTCCCTCAAGATGGTTACTATGTTTTCAATTCTCAGCTAACTTGGCAAACAGAAAGGATAGCCAACGAACCGTTTCCAGTTATTCCCGTTGCTCCTCTTAATAATATTTATTGGGTTAGGGTAAGGTTCAAAAGATACCAAGCGGCAACGGGGCAAATATCAATGGTATCAGATGTTCAGCATTGGATTCAAGGAGATGGAACTTATACTATCGGAGCAACACACACAGAGACGTTTGCTTACTTTCTACCTTCAATCCAATTAGACATAGGAGATAAGATATATATGGAGGTATATGCTTATTCCGTTAATGCGGTTCAATATCAAACCAACATAACGGGAGGCTTTATCCAAGCTGCAACCGATGCAGATGCCGGGCAGATTACTCAAGGTCAAACCATTCCAATGAACGCGCTAGTTCCAAGTATAGGAATGACTGATTTATTACTTTCTGTTATTAAGATGTTCAATTTATATATTGAGGTAGACCCTGAAAATGAGAGAAATCTTCTTATTGAAACAAGAGACGACTTTTACGCGGCTGGAAAAACTCAAGATTGGACGTATAAATTAGCAAGGGACAAGGATATAATACTTGAACCAACAAGCGTACTTGTAGACAAGAGATATGAGTACACGTATAAATCAGACGAAGATTACGACAACTCAAAATATGAAGGTAAATACGGAAGAGTTTACGGTGATGTAAGAGTTGAAGTTGATAACGACTTTACGCAATCAGATAAAAAGCTGGAGATTGAGTTTAGCCCGACCGTATTAGTAAATGATAGAGATAGCAATCGAATCATTGGAAGGATATACGCAGAGGACATTCAAGAGGGCATAGAACAAACCGAGCACAATATTAGAGTTCTTTATTGGGGCGGATTATTACCTAGTTCTCCGCAATGGGTCTTTAGGTATCAACAACAACAAGGGCAGAACCAACCATCAATAGCAATTGACACGCTGCAAGATTTCTATCCCTATGCTGGACATTGGGACAACCCATTGACACCGAGCCTTGATATAAACTTCGGAATAACTAGGGAACTTAGATACTCTGCTAATTCATATACTGGAGCGTTGCAAGTAACCAATGCCAACCTATTCAACTTATATCACAGAAATTATTTTCTTGAGATAACCGATAAGGATAGCAAGGTTATGAAGGCACAGTTCTACCTTGAACCAACGGACATAAATAAGCTAGACTTCCGCGACCAAATAGTTATTGACAACGCTTACTGGAGGCTTAACAAAATAATGAACTACAATCCGTTCAACGAGAGTTTAACAAAGGTTGAGTTGATTAACATAAAAGAACCCGTAAGGTTTAGCGAAACACATTTAGAACTTGGTAAAAATGGTGTTATTGAGGACGGTCTTAATAAGGTTAAATTACCCAATGTTAAACAATTAAAACGCTCAAGTAATATTTTCCCCGATTTTGCTGGTTCTGCTCAAGGTCGCAACAATAGAATCGGAGAAGGTTCTGTTAAGTTTATAATTCAAGGGGACAATAACGTAGTCGGAGGAGGCACTAAGAACGTAACCATCTTTGGAAATGACAACGAGGTAGATGCTGGGCTTCACAACGTACAGTTAATAAATAGTAACGGAGTTCACATTCAAGAAAGCAATACCGTTTATGTGAATGGAAAACCTCAAGACAACTTAGAGGTATTAGACGGAGGGGAGGACACGGTAAGGTCTTTATACGGAGGCACAAACATCTTCACGGTTGACGGTGGTAAGGATATAGTTCAGACACAATTTAGCGATAGTGCTATTTATACAATAGAAGGCGGAATAGATTAATGGCAACACAAGATTCGAGAATCAAATTAAAGCGGTCAACGGTAAATTCGACCGTTCCAACCGTACCAAGTTCTAACGACCATACGGACGGCACTTGGATAGCTACGGACATTTACAAAGGCGAACTGTTCTATAACCAAGCGGACGGAGTTCTTTGGACACGAGGAGACTCAGGCATTGAGTGCATTCAAGGTACTGCAAAACTCACAATTGCAAGTGCTGACGTTCTTACTTTGAACACTACACCGATTGAGATAGTTGCTGCTCCGGGGGCTGGTTACGCTATTGAGGTTATAAGTGCTTTTGTTAGTATTGATTTTAATTCAGCAGCCTATACAACATCAACCGAGATACAATTATTCAGTACTGGAGCAACAGAATCTCAAAATAAAGGGACTGTATTAAACGCAACTGTTACTGCGATTAGACCGTTAAACCCAAACACCGCAATACTTGGCGCAACAGATACTATATTAATAGATAACGCAGCGTTAACTGTTAAGTCGGCAGCAGCTAATCCAACAACAGGAGATAGTGACATTACCGTTTACGTTACTTACAGAATAATAACGCTCTAAGATGGCTACAAAGGTTGCAATAGAAGTAGACGTTAAAACGGGTGAAGCTAGTGACGACATAATTGCGTTAAGGGAAGAACTCGAAAAAGTAAAACAGACTCAGGAGAAACTTTCCGACCAAATGAAGACGGGATTCGATGCGGCAGAGAAAGGAGCAAAGGGAGCGTCTAAGGGAATGAAAGGCTTTGGAACTTCAATAGGTGGAGTTCTCAAGTCTTTGGGGCTTATTGCTATTGCGGCAGAGGTGTTCTCATTTATTAAGGACTTGTTGATGAAGAACCAAGTAGTTCTTGATGCGTTCAATGTTGCCACGACAACCTTACAAATTCTTTTTCAAAAAGTATTCGAAAGCGTTTCAGCTTTAGCCGAACCAATGAAGGCGGCTTTCTCTGACCCTAAACAA